AAGCGACGATAAAGCCGCAAACGCACGAGAGCAGTACGCCTATGCCCATGTGGAGTATCAGCAACTCCTAGAGGGCTTGAAGGCTGCGATAGAGGTGGAAGAAACACTCAAGTGGCACATGGAAGCCGCACGGATGCGGGTGGATATCTGGCGCACTGAGCAAGCGTCTAACCGAAACCAAGACAGGGCGACACGATGAAAACACTAGACACAGGTGGCGGCTTCATACGATTGCAAGGCATTGAAGCCCGTGTTGCCAGTGAGTTTGCAGCTAGGCAGCAGTTAGGCATCAACAAATACGGCATGACGCTGGCAGAGAACAACGCAAGCGAAATGGAGCGCCTCCAGCATTTGAAGGAAGAGTTGATGGACGGAGTCGCGTACATCCAATGGCTTATGGATTTGAAGATGCAACACCAGGACGATGGCCGCTGATGCTCAAAAAAGACAAACCCGTAAAGTTCACACGCCCAATGTCAACGATGCGGGTTGTCCTGCTCGCTGTTGAACATGGCTTTGAGTCGCAGGCTGACATAGTGGACGAGACCAAGCTGTTAGTCGGTCAGGTGCGGTCAGCATTGTGGAATTTAATTTTTGTGGGGGCGGTTGTTAGAGGCAAAGACGCGACAGGAAGATCAATCTATGTGCTGCCAGGTAGGATTTCTTGCGTTTCAAATTGCTTAAAGGGGGTGAATTCAATATTCAACGCACGCCCCTTTACTAGATCATAGTATTGCGATGCACCCAAAGCGTTGTAGCGCAATGGGGCATCTGACCAATGAACTTAATCGGAGTCCAAATGGCTAAACGTGATCTTATCACTCAAGAGTTTGTTAAAGAGTGTTTTCAGTATGACCAAGAGACAGGACTGCTGACACGGAAGAAAAGAACATCAAACCGAATCAACGTGGGAGATGCTGCTGGATACAAAGACTATCGCGGTTATCTGATGGTTCAAGTTGGTGGGGTGCTATGTTCTGTCCACAGAGTTGCATGGCTGTACACATATGGAGAATGGCCAAAAGGTCATGTAGACCATATAAATCGCAATACAACAGACAACAGAATATGCAATCTGCGCAATGTTACTCCGTCAGAGAACCAACACAATCGGAAGCTTTCTAAAGCGAATAAAAGCGGCTATCTTGGTGTTTGCTGGAGCAAGGAAATGAATAAGTGGAGCGCCCACATCTGCAAAGACAGAAAGAAGATTTACCTAGGATGCTATGAAGATGTAAAGGAGGCTGCAAATGCTTACGCAGAAGCATCAAAGTTTCTCCATCCAATGCGCTCGGAGAACATTGATGGTCTGCCACTTCCAAGTGCCTTTACCAATGCCTAAACTTTAAGCATCGAACAATCCCCTTGGAACTCGCATGATTACCGACAAACTGCCGAAAAGTGGCAAACAAAAGAACTTAACAGGTGGCAGCCGCAAGGGTGTGCCAAACAAATCCACCGGGGCCATCAAGGACATGATCCTTGTCGCGTTAAGCAATGCTGGAGGGGCTGAGTACCTAGAGCGCCGTGCAAACGATCCTAAGACCGCTGCTGCCTTCCTTGGGTTGGTTGGTAAGGTCTTGCCGTTGCAGGTAACGGGCGCTGATGGCGATGCGCTGAACATTCAGTTCAATGTCAAGTTTGATTAAGAAGGATTTAGCGTTTCCCAAGGCGCTACAGTTTCTTTTCAAGCCTTCGCGCTACAAAGTTGCAAGGGGAGGGCGTGGATCGGGTAAGTCGTGGAGCTTTGCCCGTGCCATCCTGTTCCTATGTGCAAAACAGCAAACCCGCGTACTTTGCACCCGTGAAGTGCAGAAATCAATTCAGCAATCAGTTCACCAGTTATTGAGCGATCAGATTGAGGCTATGGGCATGGGTGCGCTGTTCACCATCCTGAACACGGAGATTCGCGGCCCTAATGGGTCTTGCATCTACTTCAGCGGCTTGTCAGACGTTACAGCTACCGCCTTGAAATCATTTGAGGGGGTTGACATTTGTTGGTGCGAAGAAGCCCAGGCTATCAGCGCAAAGTCATGGAAAACGCTAGTCCCGACGATTCGCAAGGAAGGCTCAGAGATTTGGGTGACGTACAACCCTGAGCTTGAATCAGACCCGACGCATCAAATGTTCGTGGTTAATCCACCGCCTGATTGCGTGTCCGTGCTGATGAACTGGCAGGACAATCCCTACTTTCCCGAGGTGCTGAAAGAGGAACGCATCCACGCTGAAAAGACAATGAAAGCGGAGGAATATCGCAATGTGTGGGAAGGTGAATGCTTACCTGCGGTAACTGGTGCTATTTACTTCGATGAAGTGGCAACGGCAGAGCGTGAAAGCAGAATCCGTGATGTGCCCAATGATCTGATGCTGAAAACTCACGCTGTATGGGACTTGGGTTGGAATGATTCCATGTCTATCATCCTTGTGCAGCGGTCAGCCAGTGAGCTTCGCATCGTGGATTACATCGAGGATTCACATAGAACTCTGGCAGATTACGCGCTGCAACTCAAGAACATGAATCTCAATTGGGGTGTGCATTACCTGCCGCACGATGGGTTTCACAAGGATTACAAGACCGGCAAGAGTGCGCAGGAAATCCTAGAGGCTTTGGGTTGTGCTGTTGAACAGACTCCAAACATGGGCATCGAGGAAGGTATCAAGGCAGCACGTATGACCTTCAGCCGCGTCTACTTCGACAAGACCAAGGCCAAGCGCCTGATTGAGTGCTTGAAGCGTTACAGGCGGCATATCAACCGTCAGACGAATGAAGCGGGTTCAGCATTGCATGATGAATTCAGTCACGGGGCCGACGCATTCCGATATGCGGCAATCGTTGCTGATGCGCTGGGCAACAGTTCGGGAAATGTGAAGCCTATTGCCTACCGCAAGACATACCTAGCCTAGCCTTTACCACTGCTGAAAATGCAGGCATGGCAACACTTCAAGACTTCCTGCAATCAATGTCTAACAGCGCGGCATCAAACGTGTCTGCGCCTGTTGACGGTATTAACTGGCTTATGCGCAAGGCTGGCCTTCCAGCGTCTGATGCGCCATTCATGGGCAGCGATTGGATGGAACAGAAGGGTTTAACTAGGCCAGTGCAACTTGGTGCGGCTAGTGTGCTGGGTGAGACTGCGGGGATGCTTGCACCATTCGCAGTAGCGGCAAAGGCTCCGCAGATTGCAAAGGGTTTGCTTGGGATGGGGGATAACCTGGCGGCACCGCAGGTGTTACGCAAAGAGTCGGGGATGTTCATTGGCCCAAGCGCCAAAACTTGGGACGCAGAAGCAGCATCAAAAGCGCAAATGCTTGCTGCTAAAGGCGTAGACCCTCGCGCTGTGTGGAGTGAAACAGGCACATGGAAGGGGCCTGATGGTCATTGGCGACAGGAGATACCTGACAACATGGCAAGCATAAAGAATGATCTTTTGCCAACTGTTGAGATTCGGGGGAAAAGTTACCCTGACTTCAAGGTGCAAGACGCTTTAGAGCATCAAGGATTGTTTGAGGCTTACCCAAGTGTTAAGGGTATTCAGCAAAGCATTTCTAATGATGGAAAATTTGGTGGTACTTATCGGGATGGGTCGGACTGGATAAGTCTGGATCAAAGGTATCAAGTTAGCGTGCCAAGCGAAGCGCAGCAAAAATTGCGTGATGCTGCGTCCAATGCTCAAACTGAGTTTTACAACAACCCGAGGGTAAAAAGATATGACGGTCTATTAAATACCATAGCTGACAAACATGGTTTTGGCGACAGGATGGAAAAAACAATAAATAAGTTTGGTGGAGAAATCGAAAGGCAGCGCGTGAACTTGGGAAAAGCCACTGCAAATGCAATAGAAAGTACATCAGTTAACCCAATCGGATTAAGATTGTCTCCAACGGCAAAAAGCACCCAATTGCATGAACTTCAGCACGCCATCCAACAGCGTGAAGGATTTGCTAGTGGTGGCAGTCCTGATTCAATGCAGCCTTTGGTTAATGACTACAACCAAACAAAGCAGAAGTTTGACCAAGCGTTGCGCCAATCGTTAGATTCATCCGACCCCATTGCAGCAGCTAATGCTGCACAAGAACGTCAGTTCTATGGTTTGAAACTAGGGGAAATGTCCAGCATTAAAGGTGCTGACTCGAATGAGCTTTACCGCCGCCTTGCTGGAGAAGCAGAAGCAAGAGCAACACAAGCCCGTATTCCGCTAGACGCAGCACAGCGCCGTGCCACCTTCCCGCTTGATTCCTACGATGTGCCAGTGGATCAGCTAATCATTCGAGGCCTGCTGAAGTAGCCTTTACCACTTTGGACAATACCCACAAGCTAACGCAAAGGGGTATGAATGTCTGACAAGATGGATGACGAGGATTTGCTGGAAATCCTGCAACGCCGGGAAGATGCAGCTTCGGCGTATATCCACGGGCAATTAGGTTCAGAGCGTGAGCAATCCCTCAGAGAGTACTACAGGCAGCCATACGGAAATGAGGTTGATGGCGAATCGCAGATCGTCGCGTCAGACGTATCTGATTCGGTAGAGTGGATTCTTCCAGCACTGTTAAAGACCTTCACCAGCACCGACAAAGCGGTGTCGTTTGAGCCTAATACGGCAAAAGACGTTAAAGGCGCTGAACAAGCAACAGATACCTGTAACTACGTT